CTAACGCCACGGGCGTGATGGGTATTCAGAGTCAGTCACAATCGTGACCTCTTGAGCATACGGCGACTGCTGTGGCGCGAAGCTGGCCGGCTGCTGCGGTGCTTGCTGCATGGTCTGCTGCATGTTTTGGCCACCACGATCCGGAACGGCGGGATCGAAATACCCCTCGGTCGATGACTGCATGCAAAACTCGAATTCGGTCTTATAGCGCGTGCCCTGCTGCGTATAGCACTGGCACGTCGTGAGCGCATCGTTGATGTAGCGGACGGCCTGCTGGCGAGCGCGGGCGCGATCGACAATCCGCGTGTCGGTGCTGGACATGCAATAGAGCCGCGGATACGACACTGGCTGGGTTAGCTGATCATAGATCGGAGCTGACGATGGCAGGTCCGCAACCCTGGGCAGCTGCCGCTCCAGGTATTCGGCTGTGGTCAGCCTGGGGGTTCCACCATTGGCCGCTTCGGGGGTGAATCCGAGACTGCTGGTGACACCGCCTATCAGGCTTTTGGCAGAATCCTGAATGCTGGTTGGTGGCTCAGCCTCGGTTTCAACCACGTCAGCGCTGCCGCTGAGGCGGTCGTATACGCGGTAGAACGCGAAGCCGCAGACCAGGAGCACACCAACAATGACGTACACACGAAACGGCACCTTCACCTTTACGTGATGGCCAACAGCGGACTTGTATGCACCGAAGAAACTTTTATCGACACTAACAATCGTTCGCTTAGCAAAGGCGCGATCAGACACCTTTTCAAAGTCGGTCGCCTTCTCATACTCATAACGTGAAATCTTATTAAGGCCGAACGGCCGCCAGTAATGAACATGATTGCCAACCAGCCGCCGAACTTCCACATCGATAAATCGCATGTCCTGGGTTACGAGGTGGATGTCGAACCCTTTATGTCGGTGCGTCTGGAAGTGCGCAATGTAGTCCGGACGTTCCTTCCTGGTGTCGCGAGGCTGGAAGAAATGCTGACACTCATCTACGAAAATAATCGAGTTGTCCGGCAGCTCAAACCACTTATGCGGGTCTTCAAACTGGTACCACTGCCCTTTTAACTTGGACGGATCAAGGTCGGTGATGTTGTGGTAATAAACCGGACGATCCTGTTCAACGCTGGCCGCGTCAACTTCCTTGATTGTGTTCAGTGTCTTGCCGTGACCGGGCAAACCAGTATGTAGAAAAATCATAGTTAGGCCTCAAGTACGCCGATATTCTTTTTACGACCGGAAATTTTGTTCATGCCATTCAAGACAAGTCTGGTGGTTATAGCAGCAAACCAGATATTGATAACCACATCGAACTTAGCAAGTCCTAACAGTGCCTGAGCGGCTGGCGGCAAGCTGGAAATATTGTTGGTTACATACTGAAGCGCCTGATCGAGCACGACATTAATACCCATGTACGCAACAACACCAATGCCGAGCGCCTTTAATGCCATTTTAACCAGGGGCGTAACGATAGTGAGCAGTAGGATTGCCAGATAGTAAAAGTGCATTACTCATTGCCTCCGAAAGCAGCGCCGACATAAACAGCAGCCCAGAGAGCAGCCATAGCAACGAATATCCAAGAAAAGGTGCTGGCGAGTTCGCAGGCCGGCTCGAACGAATAACCGAAGGTGCCTCCGCTCGTGCTAGCAGTAAGCGGCTGGGGACAAGCTGCTGGGAGAAACCGCGTCGCGGTATTGATGAAAGAAGGAACTTCGACTTCCTGTTCGTCTAGTTCGAACTTGTCACCTTTAAACATGTTTTCGATATTGGCCTTGTTTGACTCATAGTCCGCCATCTTTTCATCGTTGCAGCGCATGGCTTTCTGCTGGCGGAGTACGGCGCACTGAATGGCGTCACCCGTGCAAACAAGCGATGCGGTACAGGCCTCGCCACCAACGCTAGAAACGACGCATTTGTTCGGGTCGGTGGCTGGGTCACAAGCGCCCGGTTCTTCACCGTCACCGTCGCCAGAACCATCACCAGAGCCATCGCCACCACCGGAGCCGCCATCATCACCACCGCCATCACCGGATCCATCACCAGGATCAGTACCGCCTCCCCCGTCGCCTGGATCAGTGGGATCGGTTGGGTCCGTAGGGTCGGTCGGATCAGTGGGGTCCTCGGGGTCAGTTGGCGTATCAGGGGAACAGAACGTGCCGTTGAACGTGTAGCCGGTGGGGCACTGGCTGGTGTCATCTGGAGGCGGCGTATCGTCGGGATTGGTGACCTCAGAGGTAGCAGCAGGGGCTTCTCGTGGCGACTCACCACCGGTGCATTGGAAGCCGGCGCTGGCGTATTCATAGGAGCAGAACACGCCGGATGGGTCACCAGACGTATAGGCGTAGCAATTGTTCGGCGCGGCATACCCGAAAGTGTATTGGCAGCTATTAGCGCAGACACTTCCAGGCGGCTCGGTGTGAGGCTGTCCAACTGAGCTACTTACTTTGTACTGATGAAGAATTGTTTGACCGTTGGTTGATTCGCAGGGGTTAACAGGTTCAGGTACAACGCACTTACCTAACGAAGAATCGAACTCGGAGCCTGCTGGGCATGATGTTCCATACCGGCGAGCCTCATATGATGTAGAAGAATATTTGTTACCGTTTGAAAAGTAAAAAACACAGGTGTAAGTGGTGTCTGACTTGCGAACGATTTGAGTGCTAGAAGGGACAATATCAGATGTTGGCGGGCGCTCTGAAGCATGGGACCGGCACGCAGTGAGCGCATCAGAGTGAGGCCCATAATTACCTGGAGTAGAGAGCCAATAGAAGTCTTGAGCGGAAGCTGAACTTACAAATAAAAGGGAAAGAATAAAAAGCAGCGGCCGACGACGGTTGCCCTCCTCCGTCGGTCTAACCGACGGCGGACGCTGCGTTACTCGAAAGACGAAGTTGATGATATCCATATTAGAGCCTTCCAAAAAGTAACGCGGCCATGGCTAGAGTGGAAACAACCAGGACGAACGTATCGGGCGAAAGAGTCATTACCGCACCCCTGAAACAAGAAGGCCCACCGAAGTGGGCCGCTGGCATAAGTTACCGTTAGCGAGCAGCGCGCTTGACGTAACCGAAAACCGCTACAGCGATGGTCAGGCCAACAGCAGCCCAGCCGAGAACATCAATGTCGCCTTTCTTGGCTTCCATTTCCGCAACTGCGGCAGCGGAATCAGCGAAGGAGTAAGCCGAAGCAAGCATGATGGTGCCAGCGGCAGCTACTTTCGGGGCGTACTTACGAGCAATGGAACGAAGTTTCATGTGGTATTTCCTTATCTCATGACACGTTTTAGGCAGAGGAAAACAAACACCGAAATGAACAGCTGCATTGCGCCGTCATAAAGTGCCGTAGATTCCTCAGGGGTTATGCCGGACGATGCATTTATCTCCGACGCGAGTCTCTCGCTTGAGAGGGACAGGAGTTCACCGGTGCAATTGATGCCACTGGCTGTAACACTCCAAGTTCCATCGCAAGCAAGAAAATTCATTTAATTAGTTCGAGCCTGATACTTTCGCCGGGGCTTGCTGAACAGCTTGGGGCGAGGAAATGCGGCGAGACTGGCGAACATCGAAAGTAAATTCGGGGCGCTTATCTTTGGTTGTCAGAAATACATCGACTTCATAACTACCGACTGGCAGAACTTCATTCTGAGCCGATGCGAAATATTCAATTTCCTGAGGGTAAGGCACGCCCGGTATGTGCATATATGCCTGACACATGAAGTAAGGCTTATTGGACTTTGCACCAATGCCCTGCTTGTTGATGTTGCCGGTAGATTCGATCTTGATTTTTCCAAACATGACTTTCACCTCTTAAAAGCCGAACAACTCGGCAACGCAGGGAGTGCCACGCTCCTGATGGACCAGGAACCATTGGCGTTCGGGCTTGATGCCCTTGGACTGGCGAGCTTCGACGGCTGCCAGGGTTTCGGTTACTTGCTGCTGAAGCGTGGAATTCATGAAAGCGCGAGTGCGCTGCTGATCATCGAGACGGCGGCGCTGGCCAGTGGTTAGCTGGGTGCCTTGGAAGCTCACAGTTCGCATGACAGCTCCATTTCGAGGCGATCGATGGTCGAGCCAAGCACGGCGGAATGCTGGGTGTTGAACACGGTCAGCATGGCGTCGCTAATTTCGCCAGAGACGTAAAGGCCGCGTGTGTAGCCATCGAGCGAGGCAGAGGCAAAAGCCAGTTCGTAATGGTCGGAAGCGTGCTTGACGGCGCAGAGCAAGCGAATTCGCTCTTGCTCACTGCGAGGCATTGGGCTCGCGTCAAACGTCATGCCGTGGGCTGGGCGACAAGCGACAGCGGTCATCACGCAGCCACCTGCAAATGGTTCGGGCGCTGGTACCAGCTCGGAATTGGCAGGACGGTGGACTTGGTAATTTCGCGAGCCTGACGGACAAAGACCGGCGCAAAACGGCTGGTGTCGCAGGCGTTGCGGATGTTGATGCCGATGCGGTTGAGGCGGGCTGCGTGGGTCTTTACAGCGGACTTGTCGAAGTCGAATTGCTGGCCATGCATCCACTGAATCGCATACATGGCTGTGGTGTTTGCGGCGCGGGTATTTTCAACAATTTGCTCAGCTAAGAGCTGTTCAGATATGGAAACGATGTCCATTGCGGTCACCTTCAATCGCTCGTCAATTCTCAAAAACTCGTCGTGGAGTTCGGCAAAGCGCCTTTCATCAAAGAGGCCCCAATAGCAAAGGGCTTCGCGCTGGAGAAATTCGTTCTTCAGCTCCTGCTCCATGCGCACAACACCGAACTCGGCGCAGTAGTTGCGGACGCGCTGGACATACAGGTATTCGGAGGATTGATCGCCATAGAGGCGCTTGATCTTCGGGAGCAGGTTTTCGTCCATTTCGAAGGCTTTGTCATAAGCCTTGCGGTACTGGAGGCGGCCGCCCTTGCCGTTGCCCTTCGGGGTCCAGGAAACGGTCCGACCGTTGGGATAGAGAAAGCCGATGCTGTGGCCAATGCGCTGGGAAGAAACACCACGCAAGTAGGCGAGAACGTTGCCCTCTCCTACCGATACGTTGGTGGTCAGGTCGATACGCTCGATCTTTGCTCCATCGGCAACACGGTCGCCGGACTTAGCGCCGGAAACGCCATCACGAAGATCAACGCGGGTGCAGCGGGTGAAAGCTGGCAGGCCGTATTCGGCAAGGATGCGGTTGTAGACGGATATGCACTGCTCAATGGTGGTGAAACCAAAGAGGTTGTCCGCGCGCCCTACCCGGCTCGGATTGCCTTCCATGCGTATCTTCCGCCCGGTTACATGAACCGTAACCGAAGTGGAATGGCTGGCCTCATGCTTGAAGCGTGGTTGCTTGGTGGAAAGAACTTCGTTGGTGTTTGTGTCGATTGTGATGGTCATCACATCGCACACGACCGGAAGGTCATGTGGGTGCTCTTGAGAAACCGTCAGCCAATCGAAAAACAT